GTTGAGTCTTCTAATATATCAAACATAGTTCTTCCCATTTGTGTTTAATCGTTTGTTCTCACGCATATTCCAACGGTGTGTATCAGCTGCAAAAGAGCGATAATCTTGACCAAATTGGAAATTAGTGCAGAATGTTAGTTCATAGTAAGAAGGTTCTCCGCAGTCTGGACAGACTTGTGGTTCTTCACGTTTACTGTAAGAAACTATATTATCTTCAGTATGGTTATTTTTACATTTATAAGTAAATAGCGGCATAACTAATCCTAATTAATTCAGAATAGCCCTCTCATCTAGACAAGGGCTACGCTTAACTAACTAACTACTACGACTGTGGACATACGAACGCTACACCAGCGTAATCACGTAATCCAGAAACACCGTAAATAGTATCAGCAGTAAACAAGTCACCTAAGTACTCTTGTTTGTACTGAGTTTGCGAACGAACGCCAACTTGCTCTGCAAGAACTAAAGCGTCTTTATGCATTAACATACCTACACGACCAGTTGTACTGATTGAAGGACAGTTATTAGTTACCAACACATCTACACCGTAGATTTGTCCGATAGTACCATTCTTAATAGCATCACCGTTACCAATGAACTGTTGCTCAGTGAAACGTGAGATAGCTAATAAGTCATTAGCAGCTACTGGAGGTAGTACTAAAGAACGGTTATCCATAGGAACATCAGAATTATCTAACTTGAGAATCATCTGTCTGATACCAGCGTCAGTAAGAGTTGAAGCATTACTAGAGTTACCAGTGTATAACGTAGTACCGTTACCGATTACAGCTTTCTCCCATAAATTAGCGGCTGCGCCACCTGCTGTTCCACCTTGGAACTCTTCAGCTAAAGCGAATAAGTCATCTTCCACTTGATTAGCTAGTGCATAACCAGCGTCATCAGTGTAGAACTTACGCATTGAAGCTAATGCTTGAACTTCAGCAATATCTTCAATCAACTTCGAGTATTCGTAGTGTTTGTTAATGCTAATTGCTACAACACCTGCTGTATCAGCAATCATTGTAACCTGTGAATTAGCAGCTTTTACAGATGCAGTACCACGAGCAGGAACAGGGATATTAATAGTATCGCCTTTCTTACCTTTGTGAGACATCTTTGTAACTAAGTTTGCAACAACTAAGTTTTGTTTGTACGCACCAATAACTTCATCCGACCATAGAGCAGGGATGAAATTAGCTGATGTTGTAATCGTACTATGGTTAGTACCTAAACCCATCTTATTTCTCCTTATTGAGTATTATTTAACGCGCCCTTCCTGATATGCAATAGTTATCTCATCTGATAAATCTGCATACCTTTGAGGGTCGCTCACTTGTAGGTTGATTAAATCACTCCTACGATACATCTTCTTACCACCAACAGAATCTCCTGAAGATCGAGTCTCTGAACTGGTTTGTCGCATTGCCTTTTGACGTTTGACTTTCTCTGCTTTATTGACTTCTTGTGTCTTACCAATCATTGATATTTGTTTCCAAGTACCTAGTAATTCATTTGCAGCATTAAAATCATACGTAGCATCAGCTCTGCGGAACAGCTCGGTACGAATACCACTCTCTCCTACCCACTTTTGAAAGTTGCTATCACCAATAACATCCATGAAATCAGGATGAGTTGACTCTAACTGAGTTAAATTAGCTTTTTGGGCTGACTTAACATTACCTTCTCTAGCTTTGATAATCTCTGGATGGTTTTCTATCGCTGAATTTACTGCCTTGGCAGGATCATCGTAGAAAGTATCCTCAAAATTAACAGGCTCTTCCGTTGTTTCAGTAGCTTGACTAGCTTGTGACTGTTCTATCAACTGTTGAATCAACTGTCTTTGTTGTCCAACCTCTTGACCTTGCTTACCTAATACCTTTTCGGCATTTTGGTGCATCCCAATCACATCTTCTAATGTCTTCCCAGCATACTTCTCAGGTGCTTCATAGGTTGATTCTGCTTGAAATTCTTCTTGCTGAACCTCTTGTGTAACTTCCTGTGTTTCTGTTACCTGTTCTACTACACCTTCAGGTGCGTTATCTACTACTATACTCATATCTATCGTCTCCGCCCCGTAGGGTTATGAAGTTATCTTAATGTGGAGTCGTTCCCGATTGTTCCACAGCTATTTGCGTTGCAGATTCTAAGCTAAGTAAATAACCTAGTACCTTTAACTGACCTTTGGCATCCCAAAGAGTTTTTTCATCGTTGATAGTCTCAATGTCTCGAGTATTATCTTCAATATTTTCTAATTCAGACATTAGGTCTAGCCAACCTTCTGTCTCAAATAAATCTAATCTATCTTTTAAGAATTGCTCATCTGACTTCATTGAACAAACCTATTAATTTCTGTTTCTTGTGCAATCTTTCTGGCATTTGCCATGTTTAAAGCAGTCTCAGACTTCAAATGATCCACTTCAGGGAAGTTTCTAGCCGTCTCAGAGTTCTTATTCTGAATATCAGCTTTAGTTTTCTCTAATGCAATAGAATCTTTCTGTAATTTAAGTACCTTTTCTTGAATCTTAATCTCATTAGGTGCAAGTTCTTGAGCTTCAGCGTACCACTTAGCAGCCTTGGCTTTCTCTTCTTCAGTTTCAGCAACAGTTTTCTGAATATCAGCTTGAGCTTGTTGCATCTGTAACTGCATATGAGCTTGTTCCATCTGTTGAGCTTCAGGATTAGGCTGATTACCTTGCATAAGCTGCTGAACAATCTGATCTCTGTTGTGCATTGATGAATTTTGCATCATTGCAATCATAATCACATTAAAAGCAGGAGAATCTTTAGGAACAGCTTGCAACATCTGCACCATTTGCTGCATTTCTAGCTCTTTAGCCATGATACCCATAGTAGAGTACGGAACAAACTTGTAATCTGATACAGGGTAACGATCAACATCAAACTGAATCTTTCTCCACATCGACTTATTGATCATAGGAATCAAGAAAGTGTTTTGGAAATTCATCAAAGTACGCTTTTGGCGTTTAATTGATGCAGATTGAGTCATTGACATTCCAGCAGAGGTAGCTCTTTCGGCTGAACCTGCATCTGAAGAGCCAGTTCCCATCTGAATCATGTTTTGAAGTGAGGCGACTTGAGTATATGTATTTTGGTCTGTAGTTCCAAGTGTCAGAGGCATTAATGCTTGTCTTGGATCGCCATTTGTTAGTATAGTTTTACCAGGTCTAACCTCAAACTTTACTCCACGAGGCAATCTAGTAGCGTCAGCTGCCATCATAGGTGTAGTTGTTAGGGCAAGAGAGTCAATTCTAGCTCTCATTTCTGTATCAAGTGCTTTTTGAGGGTTGTAACCCTTCTCACAAACACCTCTACCCCAAAATTTATTAGGAACAATGTCATGTTGGTAAACAATGAAAGGTCTATCCTTCATCATGAACGCATTTTCTTCAGCTCTAAGTATATATTCGTCATTAGCAATCGTTACAACTGCTTCAACTAGCTCATCTTTAGATTTATTAGTGTATTCAAAGTCATCTTGATCTTTAGATTTAGTTAAAAACCTCTTAGGTACTAAACCCCAGTATTCAGTTATCTTAACCGAATCACCTTCATCAGCCATTTTAGTTTCTGGGTCGAAACCAAAGCGAACAGTATCATAATCACCATCAAGGGGAACATCACGATAGATACCAGACTTAATACCAGACACAACATGATGCCTCGGCTTAATAACTTCATGCGCACAACCAAGCGCTTCCTTAATAGAGTTAGCTGATGGATCAATTAAGAACTCCTTAGGAGAAATAGGTTCGATTTTTACATCTATTGATGGAATTTCCTTCAATGTACGGGTTGTAGTCATCGTTCCTTCTACAGGTTCTTCCGATGGCACTCTTTCTATGTTCTGTTCAACAACAATCTTACCAATACCAGTACCGTAGATGGCAGCATTAAGGAATACTTCACAAATAGCGTCTTTACAACCAGTCTTTTCAAGGTCTTCTTGTAGTAAGTTGCGAATATACTCAACATCTGACTTGTCTTGGTCTAACATATCGTCTTGAATGTCAAACCACTTGCCACGACCAAAGGTAGCTTCTTCTAATTCAGCAACTGAAGCTTCAACTGCTTGTTGTAAGGCAGGAGATATGATACGAGACTTCTCTGAAGAGCGTAATCTGTCTGAACCAACCCATATACCACGCCAAAGTCTGTAATATTCATCCCACTTATCAACGTAATTCATATCACGGTGATCGCGCCACCCTTCTAGTCTATATGTAAGCCAAGATGCTAGAGCCTTGTATTGAGTTTCTTTCTGATCGAACATAAGTGTTTGATTTCTCTAGGAATTTAGGCGTAATATATCATAAAAAAACAAAAAAAGGCGGTTTTTTCATTATTTAATACCCTGCAACTTCATCTTCTGGCTGCCAATCGTCATCTAACTCAATTGTGTGGGCGAAATCAGCTACTGATACTTGATCAATATACGCAAGAGCATCTAACATATCATCATGTGATAATCTATTAGGAAAATCAACCATCTGAGAGACAAAAGGCTTCCAATCTTTATCTTCATTGAACGTAATCTGACCGTGTTCCATCCTACCTTGTAAAGCCCATACAATTCTTTCGGATTTTTTCTTACCACCGTGTCTCATTTCAATAATTGACACATATTGTCCTTGAGTTCGCATCTCATCTTCCAAATAAGGCAAGATAGCGTTCCTCAAAGAGCCAGTTTCGATACC